GCCGCGTGGGCGCGCGAGCAGGCCGGGGCCCCCAAGTCGAAGCGCGCCAAGACCCCTCCGGCTGAGAAGCGGTAACGACCGTGGCCCTGCCCACCTTGGCCGACGCCAAGGAACAACTCAACCTCGAAACAAGCACCGACGACGACCTGCTCGCCCGGTACCTGGGAGCGGCGCGCGGACTCGTCGAGGCACGCACCGGCCCCCTCGAGGTGACCACCTTCACCGAGGACGTGGAGACGCGGGCCGCAGCATTTCTGCTGTCGCACCGGCCCATTGTCTCCATCACCAGCGTCACCACCAAGCTCACGTCGTGGCCGGTGATTTCTCCCACCAGCCTCACGTTCGACGCCAAGAGCGGCATCGTGTACCGCACCGACCTGGGCACCCTGGCCGGGGCGTACACCGTCACGTACACCGCTGGCTGGGCCACGTGCCCGGACACCTGGCACCTTGCCGTCCTCGTGACGGTGGAGCACCTGTGGAAGATGACTCGCGGCGGAAGCCGTCGCCCGTCCATGGGTGGCCCCGACATGCTGGCTACCCGGCAGGGGCACCCGTGGAGTCTGCCGCCCGCCGCCCTCGAGTTGCTTTCTGACGGCCCGTGGTTCGGAGGCATTGCGTGAACACCACACGCATCCCCGCCCTCATCGACGCCCTGGTGACCACCCTGACGACGGCCCTGCCGAACGTGGTGGTGTACGACGGCCTGGGCGTCTCGGGCGACCGAGGAGTCGACGCCCTGTTCATCGGCGTAGACGATCCCGACAGTCCCAACGCCGCATTCTCGGCCAACGCCGAGCAGGATTGGGCCAACGCCAACTACACCGCCCGCGACGAGTCCGGCTACGTGGTGTGTGCCGCCTCGTCGTGGGTGGGCGAAGTCGACGCCAAACTGGCCCGCGACAACGCCTTCGCCACCATGGCCGCAGCCGAGACCGCGTTGCGAGCCAACCCGAGCCTAGACATACCCGGCATGCTGTGGACGTCGGTAGGAACTAGGATCTCGCTCATGCAGAACCAGACAGAGCACGGGGCACACGCCATCGCCCTGTTCCGCGTCAACTACCGAGCCCGTATCTAGGAGAACGAAGTGCCGAAGATCAAGAACGTCTCGGGCGAAGCCCGCAACGTGCCCGGCCTGGGCGGGCGCCTCGTCCTCCCCGGACAGGTAGTCGAGTTCCCCGCTGACCAGGTTTACAACTACACCTGCCAGCAAGGCAACTGGGAGTGCGCCGACAAGGCCGCTACCGAGGCTCACAACGAAGACACGGCTGCGGAGCAGGCCCGCGCCAACCCCGAGCCGTCTGCGGCTCCTGACCCCACGGAGGGCTGATAGATGTCCATCGGTTCCGGCCTCGCTGGCTCTTTCGGCTACGCCGCAGAGAGCACGTACGGCACATACGTCGCGCCGACCAAGTTCCTCGAGTTCGACAAGGAGTCGTTCTCCAAGAAGAAGACAATCGTTCAGGGCGGTGGCCTCGCCGGTGGCCGGGGCGTACAGCTCGGCTCGCGCCGCGTTGTCTCCGTCGTGGAGGGCAACGGCTCCATCGACCTCGAGGTCGCGAACAAGGGCATGGGCCTCCTGTTCCAGAACCTGCTCGGCGGTACTCCCACGGTGGTCCAGCAGTCCGCCACAGCCGCCTGGCTGCAGACCCACACCCTGGGCGACAACGTGGGCAAGTCCCTCACCTGCCAGGTGGGCGTCCCCGACACCACCGGCACCATCCGCCCCTACTCGTTCCTCGGCGGCAAGGTCCTGTCGGCGGCGTTCTCGTGCGGCGTGAAGGGCATCCTCAACTCCACCTGGGAGTTCGACTTCCAGAACGTCTCCGAGATCCAGGTGCTTGCGGCGCCCTCGTACGCCACCGGCCTGGCGCCCTTCCACGGCGGCCAGCTCGCCGTCAAGATCGGCACCTTCGGTTCCGAGGCTGCCATCACCGGCGTCACCAAGGTCGACGTGAAGTTCGAGCGGCCCCAGAACACTGACCGGTTCTACGCGAACGCCGCTGGTGCCCCCGGCACCAAGTCGGAGCCGCTGTGGAGCGACTTCTTCAAGATCAGCGGCAGCCTCGAGCAGGACTTCACCGACAAGACCAGCCTTGCCGACAAGTTCGCCGCCGACACCAGCACCTCCCTGATCCTGGAGTGGGTCGGCCCCACCATCGCCTCCACCTTCAAGGAGACGTTCCGCATCAAGCTCCCGATGACGTTCTTCGACTCTGGCACCCCCGACGTCTCGGACACGGACATCACCAACACCAAGTACGCATTCACCGCCCAGTACGACGGCACCAACTCGGCGGCGACCATTGAGTACATGAGCACCGACACCACGGTCTAGCCATGGGGTTCGTCGAGGTCGAGATCCTTGGGGTCCACGAGGCTGTCGACCTCGGCGTTGCCTTCATCAAGGCCGGAGACGGCGGCCTCGAGCGGAAGCTCGGGGACGCCCTGTACGAAGCACACATGGGGATTGCGGGCGAGTTGCGCGCCTCCGCACTCGCACGCCTACCGAAGCGGAACGGCCTAGCCGAAACCGTGGCCCGGTCTCACATAACCGTGAGCAAGTCCAACGGGCTAGGCTCCCCCTCGGTAACCATCAAGGCATCAGGTCCGTACAACCTGCAAGGGCTGGACAGCGGCACCAACATCCACCCCCTGTTCGGCAACAAGCGGCACTGGTACCTGCAACACGTCAAGAGCGGGTGGTTCACCGACCCACTCAAGATGCACCAACACACCACAACCGAAGGCTTCCTGGAGCGGGCAGTCGACCGCTACACGGAAGGGATTGGATAAGTAATGCACTTCGTCTACCAGCCCGAAGGCGCCGACCCGCTCAAGTGGGACTTCGACCCCACCCGCCTCATGAACCCCGAGGTGGAAGCGATCGAGCGGCACACCGGCCTCACCTTCGGGGCGTGGGTCGAGGCCGTGGGCAACTCCTCGGTGCTCGCCTTCCACGGCCTGCTGTACGTGTACCTCAAGCGCACCACGCCGACCCTCAAGTGGGACGACGTCCAGTTCTGCATGGCCGACGTTTCATTCGACCTCACCGACGACGAGAAGGCACAGCTCGTCCGCACCCTCGTCGACAAGCGCGACGCTGGCACCATCACTACCCAGGAGCAGGCGGCCCTCGACGCCTACATCGCGGAGGGCGTGGAGCCTGCGGAGCGTGTGTCGGGAAAAGCCTGACCCCGCACGAACTCAAGCGGGCCAAGTACGAGTTCGCGTTCGCGCACATCCTTCACATCAGGCCGTGGGAGGCAGACCTTCTCACGTACGAGCAGTTTGAGCGGGCCTGCTTGGCGATAGACGAGTACAATCGGAAGAACAAGTAGGGAGGCGGGTCCATGGCTGACGTCAGTTTCTCCGTAGTCGCCAGGGACTTCGCCTCCCGAACCCTCCGTGAGGTCGGCAACGCGGCCCTCGTTATGGCCGCAAAGGTGAACGCCGCCAACAAGGCGATGGCTGACGGCTGGGAGCGGAACACCCAGCTTTCGCGTGGCTGGTTCAACGCCATCCTGTACGGCGCCCCCCTGGTGCCCCCGCTGCTGGGTGCGATCACCGTAGGCGTGGGAGCGCTGGGGTCGGCGGTCGTGTCCGTCGCCCCCGGTGTCGCCGCGCTTGGACTCGCCCTCGGGGGCCTGTTCAAGCAGTACGGCGCCATGGACAAGCAGATCCAGGCAGCCCAGAAGGCCGTCGAGAACACCACCCCCGGCACCGACGCCCACAAGCAGGCGGTCGGGCAACTCCGAGACCTCCAGTCCAAGGCTCACTCCGGCCTGTTCGGACAGGGATACGGTGCCTACAACGACACCAAGGGCGCAATCCAGCAGGCCCAGCAGCAGGCCCAGTCGACCACCGTGCCCATCTCCATCGAGGGCATGAAGGCACTGCAGGACCTCCTGCCCAAACTGCAGCCCCTCATCAAGTCGTTCGGTGCCGTCTTCCAGCACGCCCTCGAGCAGGTGCGCGCGGGCATCAACTCCGCAGGCTTCGACAAGTTCCTCCACTGGGCCTCCACCGTTGGCGCCCTCAACTTCAGCAACATTCTCAAGGCCCTCGGCAACCTCGGCATCACCATCGGCAACCTCGCCATGGCGTTCTCCGGCCCCGGTGCCGGATTCACTAAGTGGCTCGCCGACGTGACCGGCAAATGGAGGGAGTGGTCCTCCACCCTCTCCAGCAACCAGGGGTTCCAAAACTTCATCAAGTACGTGAACACCAACGCCCCCCTGCTGGGCAAGGCCCTCGGCAACCTCATCACCTTCATCGGACGGTTCGTGGTGGCCCTAGGACCCCTCGGACACCTCGAGTTGGTGGGCCTCGTCAACCTCACCAACCTGCTCAACAAGATGCCCACCAACGTCCTCACCGTGGTTGCCACCGGATTCGTCCTGGTGACCACCGCCGCGAAGACCATGGGCGTCGTCACCGGCATCGTTACCGGCGTCACCACCGCCATCAACTTCATGAAGGACGCCGCCATCGGTACCCGCATCGGCCTCATCGCCCTTGCGATCTCCGAGAAGGCGATTGCCATCGCCTCCGGCCTGTGGACCGCCGCACAGTGGGCCCTCAACATTGCCCTCGACGCCAACCCCATCGGCCTCATCATCATCGCCATCGCCGCCTTCGTGGCCGGAATCATCCTCGCCTACAAGCACTCCGAGACGTTCCGCAACATCGTCGACGCCGTGGGTCAGGCCCTCAAGACCGCGTTCCAGTGGGGCATGGAGAAGGCCAAGGAGTTCTTCAACTGGCTGACCGGCACGTTCTTCCCGAACCTCTCGCGCGGGTGGTCGGTCCTTAGCGCCGACTTCCAGCGCGGACTCGGGGTCATGACGCGGATCTTCTCCACCCTATGGAACGTCGCCATCCACCCCTACATCAACCTGATCCTCGCGTCCTTCCAGGGCCTGATGACCATGTGGGGCCGCATGCTGTTGGCCCTGTCGCACGTGCCCGGCTTCGGCTGGGCCAAGGGTGCCGCCGAGGCCATGTTCCACGCCGCAGACGCCGCTGGTGCCCTGAGAGCCAAGATCGACGCCCTGCACTCCAAGTCGATCACGGTGCACACCACGTTCTCTGAGACCACCATCAAGACCCTCATCGAGCACCACACCACCGACAAGCCTGGCGGCAACGGCGGGAAGTTCAACCCCAACCTCGGGTACGCCGCTGGTGGTCGCACGCCCGCCTTCCGCGACTTCATGGTTGGCGAGGAAGGCCCCGAGATGCTGCGCCTGCCGGTGCCCGCTCAGGTCTACACCCGGCACCAGGTACAGTCGCTCGCACAGGACCACCGCTCGCTCGGGGGCGGTGGCACGGGCGGGACGGTGTACGCCAACCAGGACGGCATCCCCATTGAGGTCCACATCCACCTCGAAGGACAGACCATCGTGCGCACCATCCTCGCCCACAAGCGGAACAAGGGTGGCCGGGACCTGGGGATCGCATGAGCGGGCCCCCCACCGTCTCGGTGAAGTTGGACGACGGCACCGGCACGTACCCCTACGACATCACCGCGTACGTCGAGATGAACGACGGTATCTCGATTACCCGTGGCCGCACCGACCAGTTCGACAACATCCAGCCGTCCACATTGAAGATCACCCTCAACAACAACGACGGCCGGTTCACCCAGGGCAGTAGCACGTACAACACCCGCATCAACCAGATGGTGCAGGTGAAATACACCACCAACTCCGTCACCACCACCCGGTTCACCGGGTACGTGCAGGAGTGGCCCGTCGAGTGGCCGAACGGTATGGACAAGCAGGCCGTCACACAGATGGTCGCCGTGGACCGCCAGGCCAAGATGCAGCGATACAAGTTCCGGCACTACGTAGTCGAATCGTGGCGGGCGGCGTTCCCCGGTGTCGCCATCCACGCCCTCGACGAAGACGACTCGTCGCGCACCATCGATGCCGCCACCGACTCCAGTGGCAACAACCTGCCCTCCCTCGAGGTGTTCGAGACCGGCGTGGGCGGAGCCATCGACTGGCAAGGCGCCGACGGCACCATTGTTGGCCCCAAGATCGCCCAGTTCCAGGGCGGCGGCGACATCCTCACCGGAGACTGCAGCGCCCAGACGATTGTCCTCGACGGCGGCTACGTGGGCGTAACCCTGCTGCTGCGCACCGAAGCCGTCAACGGCGAGGTTTGCCGCATCCGGAACCCAGGCAACGGACTCGAACTCCAGCTCTTCCTGTCCTCAGGAGGGCACCTGCTTTCCGTGCTCATTGTTGGCGGCGTCCAAGTTGGCAGCCTCATTGGGGTCGCCAACGTAGCCGACGGCAAGCCGCACGCCGTCGCCTTCGGTGTCCGCACCGCCTCGACCGGCAACACCTCCCTGATTCTTGCCGTCGACGGCAGCACCGACAACACAACCAGTTTCTCGGGTACCGGGGGCACCGGCCAGACCTTCACCGAAATGTGGGTGGGCGGCGGCCAGCACGCCATCGGGTACGTGGGCCACGGCTACTCCACCAACACCAGCACCCACTCGTCTGCCATCGACGCCGCCACCGGAGACTCTCTTAGTGCCCGCCTCGCCAAGTACTCCCTCTGGTACACCGGCAGCTCGAGCACGTTCTTCAACATGGACGCCTCGGTCAACCTCGCCCTCGACGTGTTCGGCGGCATGGGCCCCATGATTGACACCACCGGCCTGCCCGTGTGGGACGCCGTCATCAACTCCGTGACCGCCGAGGGCGGCCTGGTGTTCTTCGACGGCACCGGGGCAGCGAGGGTGCAAGGCCGCTACCACCGATCCGCAGAGACCTCACCAGACCTCACCCTCACCGCCTACGAGTTGGGCACCGCCGCCAAGGTCTCCGCCGACAACCAGCACATCATCAACGTGGCGAACATGACCCGCACCATGGGCGGCACCATCCAGGTCTCCAACGCCACCAGCATCGCGCGGCACGACCAATGGCCCACCGACCGCACACTCGAGGTAGACACCGACAACCAGTTGCAAGACGCAGGCAACTGGTTGTGCAGCGCCTTCGGCGAACCGTCCAACCGGATCATGGACGTCGACATCGACGTGCTTACCCTGACCGCCTCGCAGCAGGCGTCCATCATGGCTCTAGAGTTGGGCGACCGCCTCCAGATCACCAATATGCCGTCTCAGGCGGGCGCTAGCACGTACGATCTCATCGTCGAGGGGTGGACCGAGACCCTCAAGATGACCGAGTGGAAGTTCTCCGCGAACACGACGGACTGGGATCTGGAATCAACCTGGATTCTGGGTAACGCGACGTACGGCTCCCTGGGGACAACTACGAGGTTGCACTACTAGGAGACTCCCATGGCCTGGACCGCACCGCGCACCTGGGTAGCAGGCGAGACGGTCACCGCCGCTCTCCTGAACACACACATCAGAGACAACCTCAACGCCATCGGCGGCGCGTGGACTACCTACACCCCCACCGTCAACGGGTACCCCATCTCGAGCACCACCCGCGCCCGCTACGCCGAGTGCGGCAAGTGGATCACCGTCCAGTACCGGGCGGTACTGAGCGGTGCCGTGGCCGGATCGATGACGTGCACCCTGCCGTTCGCCCCCGCCGCCTCCTACGTGGGCGGCAACGGCGGCGACGTACACGGCGAATGCCTCGGGTACGACACCTCCACTGGCACCTACCACTTCGGCGCCGTCATCTCCACCAGCGCCTCGCTCACCACCGTCCAGTTCCAGAGCAACACCGGCGCCAACACCTGGGCCAACAGCATCCCCTGGGCGTGGGCCTCAGGTGACGTCATCTCGTTCAACGTCGCATACGAGAGGTCATAAATGCCTACCCCCATCGGCGACGCCACAGACAACTGGGTCGCCCCACGCACCTGGACGACCAGCGAGTTCGTGGCCGCCGGAGACTTCAACGAGGCCCGCGACGACTTCAACGCCATGGGCCTCAAGTGGAAGAAGTTCACACCCAGCCTCGCAGGCTTCTCAGCCATCATCTCCCGCAGCGTCTACGCCCAGGCAGGACGCTACATCATTGTCTCCATGCACTTCAACAGCGTGACGCCCACTGGATTCATGGGCATTGCCTGTCCCTTCACCTCCCACTCCGCGTACGTAGGAGGGGCCGGGGGCGACGTGCTAGGCAAAGCCCTCGCATACGACTCATCTACCGGCGCCTTCTCACTCGGTGCCGTCATCTTCAACACCGGCAGCCACGGAGACATCGTGTTCCAGTCCGCCACCGGTGTCGCTACCTGGAACGCCGCAGCGCCGTTCACGTGGGCAACGGGGGACAGTTTGTCGATCAAGTACCGATACGAGGCGGCGTGATATGAACGCGGTAACCATTGCCGCAGCCGTGGGGGCATTCACCGGAGCCATCCTCGGTTTAGGCGCAATCGTCAGGTCCACCTACCGCGCCTGGCGGAAGGTCGACGGGTTCCTCGGAGACTGGAACGGCGACCACGGACGCCCCTCCATGCCCGACCGCGTGGCCTCCCTCGAGGGACAGGTTGTGGACATCAAGCGACAGGTCACCCCCAATGGCGGTAACACTCAGTCGTTAGGCGACCGCGTAATACGAATCGAATCCCACATCACACCCCCCAAGGAGTAACATGGCGTCACCGACAACCCGAGTGGTGAACAACCTCCGGAAGCGCGGCATCAAGGTCTACACCCGGTTCGGTTGGCGCTCCACGTGCGCGCCGATCTACGCCTACCGCCGCAAGTTCAAGAAGGCCCAGGTGCCCTGCAGCACGGTGGTACAGCACATCACCGTCACCAAGCCCACCGGAGACCTCCGCGCCGACGCCCGCACCATCGAGCGCATCGGCATGCAGCGGTTCGGGTCCGGTGTCTCATACAACTTCATGGTCGACATGGCGACGGGGAACGTAGCCATCGGGCAGCCCCTCGATGCCAAGGGCACCCACACCCTCAACGAGAAGGGCGTGCGCGGCTACTCATTCGACCAGAACACGTACGCCAGGGCCATCGCCGTCATCGGCATGCCTGAGACGCCCCTGTCGAAGGAAGCGGAGCGGGCCATCGCCTGCATCCTTGCCGCCCTCATCGACGAGGGTGTGGTGACCAAGGAGTTCGACTACGACCCTCACAGTAAGTTCGCCTTCAAGGACTGCCCCTGCGACCCCACCCGGAGCCGCATGGAGTCGATCAAGGCCAACGCGCTGAAGTGGACGAAGAAGTGAGCATCAACAAGCCGGTGCCCGCCCCGAAGAGCAAGGGCGCGCGGGCCGCTACCCACTCGCTCCGCGACGGACTCATTGCGGCGGCCCTGCTGGGCCTGTGCATGGGCGCCCTCGACGCCCTCACCTCGGCGCACATCACGTGGCGCACCGCCCTAGTGACCGTACTCACTGCCACACTGTCGTCTGTGGTGGCGTACGTGCGGGCGAACTACGTGACCCCGTACCTCAACATCCGCCGTTCGATCAAGGAGTAGACCAGTGACTGACAGCAACCGCCTCATGGACACCTGGTCCCTCGCGATGGAGCGTGCGCGGGCCTTCAAGGACGGCTTCGGCCTAGTCGGGTACGGCGTGGTCGAGCTCATCGACTCGCGGGGCCGCCTCATCGAGGTACAGGACTTCGCCAACCTCATCACCGACGCGGGCGACCTCTACTACGCCACCCGTGGCATCGCTGCCGTCGCGCCCTCCGCTACCGCCGACGCCACCAAGGTCACCGGCATGAAGCTCGGTACCGGTACGACCGCCGCCGCGAAGAGCGGTGCCGGTGGCGCCCTCGTGACGTACCTGTCGGCCAGCAACGTGGCCTTCGACGCCACCTTCCCGTCCATCAGCAACCTGGGTGCGGGCCTCGGCGTGAACGCGGTCTACAAGACCACCTGGGGCGCTGGTGTTGCCACCAACGCGGCCATCACCGAGGCCGTGATCGTGAACGACTCGGCCACCAACGCCACGTCGACCGCCGCGAACTCGATCTCCCGGATCGTGTTCACCGCCGTCAACAAGGGCGCCTCCGACACCCTCGCCATCACTTGGAACCACAAGTTCCTGGGGGCGTAGCCCATGCCGATCAACGACGCGCTTCTCACCATTGGCGCTCAGGCCATGGCGAACGCGGCAACGTACGGCTCGCTGCACACAGCGCAGCCGGACGCCACCGGATCGAACGCCTCGTCGGCGGCGCGTGTAGCCCTCACCTGGGACACCGCCGCCAACGGCGACATGCTCCTTACCGTTGACGCCGCCTTCACCGGAGGCACAGCGGGCGGTGCATGCACTCACCTCGGCCTGTGGTCGGCCTCCACGGGCGGCACGTTCTACGGCTACTTCGCGCTCACCGGCGACCAGGTGTTCGACGGCTCCGGAAACTACACCGTGGGTAGCATCACTGTGTCCGGCTCCTCTTCGGGCTGATAGGAGGCTCTCGTGGCTATTGCGTTCGTCCAGGCCACGAGCGCCACCACTACCGGCGCGTCGATTACGGGGACGTTCACCACCGCCCCCACCAACGGCAACCTCATCGTCGCCTACGTGGCGCAGCAGTCCACCAACACGTGGACCGCACAATCTGGGTGGACACAACTCACCAAGCCGTTCTCGGGCGACGAGGGCGCGATCTTCTACAAGTACGCCGGGGCCAGTGAGACCACCGCACAGACCCCGTGCACCACCAGCACTGGTACCCGCCGCTGGGTCATCCACCTCGCCGAATACTCCGGCGTCGACAGCGCCATCGCGCCCACCGAGAACGCGGCCACCGACGTCAACGCCACCAAGACGTCGCCCACCATCACCCCCACCTCGGGCAAGGGCGCACTCCTCATCGGTGGCGCGTTCTCCACCGGACAGGCCACCACCTTCTCGGCCGAGGCCGTTGGCGGATCGTCCACCGGCGTCACCGAACGCGGAGACCTGTCGGGCGGTTCGTCCGCCAACGGCACCAGCGCTGCCCTGTGGGACATGCTGATTAGCACCACCAGCGGCACGTACTCCACCACCGTCACCGCCTCCATCGCAGAGTCCGGCGGCATCGGTATCGCGATCTTCTACGCCACCGCCAGCGGCGGCACGGGAACGGTCACCGGCACCCACACCTGGTCCGGCATTGCCAAGGGCCCCGGCTCGCCACTCGCCACTCTGGTCTTCGTCTCCGACCTGCACGCCGGGGTCAACACCAGCACCAGGCTGTCCAACGGTGCCGCCCTCGCGCAGTCCCTGAACGCTGACCGCATCATCGTGGTCGGCGACCTTGCCGACAACGGCCTGTCTGCTGAGTACGCGCTACTCGACAGCAACTGGGGCGACGCTACGTACGCCCCCATCACGAAGTTCGTGCCCGGCAACCACGACTACATCAACAGCATCACCGCCGGGTACGAGACGTGGGCCGGTACCAGGGCGTTCGCCTCGCCCGGCTACTACGGCGCCGAGCAAATCGGCGGCTGGCACATCCTCTACCTCAACCTGTGCACGCCCACCGACTACGACACGTCGGGCGACGCCATGCGCGTCTGGCTCACCAACTACCTGAACGCCAACTACGGCCAGCCGATGATCGCGCTGTGGCACCACATGCCGTACTCGGCTGGACAGTTCGCGCCCGGCCACCTGTTCCACGCCACCTTCGGCCCCGGCATGTCGGCTATCTACGCCGAGTTGCAGGCCGCTGGCTGTGAGCTCATCATCTCCGGCCACGACCACTCGTACCAGCGGTTCGCCCGGATGGACAACGCGGGCAACGCCGACGCGACCGGCCCCCGCAACATCATCGTCGGCACCTCGAACAACAACTACTTCGCCTCCAACTCGCCGGTCTCGCCCACCATGCCCGAGGTCTACAACTCGGACACGGCGTTCCTTGGGGTCACGAAGGTCTCCCTGTACCCCACCCGGTACGAGTGGGAGTTCATCCCGGCCAGCGGCACCACGTTCACCGACGCCGGTTCCGAGACGACCCTCAACACGGCCAACCCGCAGCCGACCGAGACGACCGGCCTCACCGACACCTACACGGTCACCGTCGTCAAGTCCCTGAGCAACGACGACACCACCGGCCTCACCGACACGTCCACGGTTGTCAAGGTCCTGGCGGTCTCTGGCACCGACACCACCGGCCTCGCCGACACCACGGCCCTGGCCCGCACGACGGCCGCGACAGACACCACCGGCCTCGCCGACACGGTTGCCAAGTCGTTCGTGGACGTGAACACCGACGCCATCGGCCTCACCGACGCCCAGGTACAAGCCCAGGGCAAGACCACCACCGACACAGTCGGCCTCACCGACACCGTCACGGTAGACCAGGTGGCGTCCGGCTCCATCGCGGCCACCGACACCACGGGCCTCGCCGACACCACGGCGTTCGTGTTCACCGACCTGAACACCGACACCGCTGGGGTTACCGACCCGGTAGTCCTGTCGTTCTCGGACGTCAACGCCGACAACCTCGGTCTCACCGACACCGTCGTGTTCGCGTTCGGCAAGAGCGCCACCGACACCACGGGAACGACCGACACCGCCAACCCGCAACTCACCAGCGTTGGCGCCGTCTCGCAGACCGACACCGTGGCCCTGACCGACACGCAGGTCGCGGCTCTGTTCAAGGCCCTGGTCGAGACCAGCGGCCTGACCGACACGTACCAGTTGACGTTCACGTCCGCCTCGCTGCGCGACTACCCCCACCCAGGGGCCACCTTCGCAGGGTCTACTGGTGGCGCACACAGCGGTACCCCGACCGGGGGTGCCACCATCAACAACCGGCAAGGCGGAGGGAGAATCAAATGAGGATGAAGCAGGGCGACCTCAAGCCCGACCTTCAGATCCAGTGCACCAGCGACACGACCGTCAACCTGACCACCGCCTCGTCTGTGCAGGTGGTGTGCCGCCGCGAGGGCGCCACCGCTGCCCTGTGGACACGCACGGCTACCGGAGACTCGGCGGGCGTGGTCACGTACACGTGGCAGGCTGGCGACACCGACACGGTGGGACGCCTCCTGTTCGAAGTGCTGGTGACGTGGCCCGTGGGCAAGCCCCAGCGGTTCCCCGCCGTAGGAGTGTTGCCCGTGGACATCGAGTCCAACCTCGGCTGAGCAAAACAAGTAGCCCCCCAGCGACCCTCCCAGTGGCCGCTGGGGGGCTTACTTGCTCCCCATGGGTGCGGGTACCTACGAGGCGTCCGGGTGCGCCTCGTCGCGCATCTCCTCAAGCGCCTCGATGAGGAGGAGCTTCTCGTTGGGACGCAGGTGACGAAGACTCATGATCTCCTCCACCGCAGGGTCGTTGATGACAACGGACGCCGTAGCGTCACGGATCTCATCCTGGGTAGCGCCCAGGGCACGGGCGGCGTCGTCGATCACGCCGACCGCGTGGGCCATGGCCAGCACCTGGTCGCGGCGCGCACGCCGCTCGTACCAGCGGCCATTCTGTCGGACGCCTCGGGCGGCGAGCTGTCGCCACGTGCCCTCGGCCATGCCAGCGCGCTGTGCGGCGGTGCGCAGCGAGATGTGGGCACGCTTCCGGCGCGGCTCCACGATGTCGTTCAAGACCTGGGCGGGGCTAGCACTCTCAGTCTTGGTCATCTCCTTGTTCCCTTCATTCGTTGGCCCCGGCGATCTGCTTCACCGGGTGCCCCCCGGTCTTACCGGGAAGCCTAGTACGCGCCACTACGCAACACAACTCCGCCTTTACCTACCGAGGTATTGCATTGTGCGCGTACGTGCGCGTACGGTTCTACATATGCCGAACCGCACACAACGGGCATCTGAGGTACTCAGACTGGACCCGAACAAGATCGTGGCCCGCCGCGTAGAGCTCGGGCTGCTCCAGAAGGACGTTGCCAACCGGGCGGGCATCTCGCCCCAGTTCATGGCAGACATCGAGTGCGGCAGGCGGGCCGGTAGCCCGCCCGTTCGCCTCGCTATTGCCAAGGCGCTCAAGACGCACCTGCGTCACCTCGTTACCGAGAACGTGTTCACCGCCAACGCCGACAAGACTGCGTAGGACCAAATGCTCCCGTGTGATGACCTTGGGGTCCGCGCTGGCTCAAAGCGGTGGCTCGCCGCTCGAGACACCGGCATCGGCGCCTCAGAGATTGCTGCCGTGATGGGCATTAGCCCGTGGTCTAGCCCGCTCTCCTTGTACCTCCGCAAGACCGGAGCGCTGCCCGAGGAGAAGGACAACGCGGCCATGGAGTGGGGCCGCAACCTCGAGGAAGCGATCCTCAAGAGGTTCATCAAATGCCACCCCGAGTTCCAGGGTCGGGCGGTCACCACCGGCAGGCTCTACCGCTCGAAGGCGTACCCGTACCAGTTGGGTACGCCCGACGGGATCGCCTGGGACACCCGCCCGTACTTCGGGCAGGACAAGGGCGTGCACCGGAACGAGGGGGCGGTGCCTGTGATCGTTGAGGTCAAGACCGGCATGAAGAAGGAGGGGTGGGGCCGTGAGCGGTCCGACGAGATCCCCGTGCACTACCTGGCTCAGGTGCAGTGGCTCATGGACTTGGTGGGTGCGCGGGTGGCCTGGGTGCCCGTCCTTCTCAACGGCACCGATTACCGCGAGTACCGGATTGAGAAGGACCTCGGGGACCTTGAGGTCATGCACATGGCAGCCCGGAGGTTCTGGAAGCGGGTAGAGGATCGCGACCCGCCGCCGTCCGACGCGCACTACGCCACCAACGAGGCGCTCAAGGCCACCCGGTTCGACCCTGCCAACACGGCCAGGATCGATGCCGACCTGATTCACAAGTACGAGCACGCCAAGCGTCTGCTCAAGCGTGCAGAGAAGATCAAGATGAGGTACGAGAACCTCATCCGCGAGGGCATGGGAGAGGCTGGGGTGGCTATGTCTGGCGCCGCCGTTGTGGCCCGCCGTTCTCGTTGGAAGCAGTACGCGACCGATTGGAAGGCCGTGACGGATGCGGCCCCGGAGGTCGTTGCGAAGCACACCACACAGGTTGAGCGGTCCCGCTTGACCATCACCGGCAAGGAGCTGTGATGTACCACGATGACTACACCAACCCGGACGTCGAGCCGTGGTGGGAGGACTGATGGGGGCCGTGGGTAACGCCGTCGCGGTTCGGGAGCAGGTTGACCGGGTGGTCACCTGGCTCGAGTCCGCTGGCGACGACTACGGGCGGGTCCTGCCGTCGCACCTCGACCAGCAGCACTGGCTGCGGCTGGCTACGGGGGTGCTCCGCAAGGACCAGAGGCTTGCCGAGGTTGCGGTCAAGAACCCCGACTCGTTCAAGCACGCCTTGCTCGAGTGCGCCCGCCTTGGGCACGAGCCGGGTACCGACCACTTTGCCCTGGTGACGTACGGCAACGAGATCGTCGGGATCGAGCAGTACCAGGGCGAGATCGACCGCATGTACCGAGCGGGTGCCGTGGTGGCCGTGGTGTGCGAGATCGTGCGTGAGCACGACACGTTCACCTGGACTCCGGGCGAGGCCCCGAAGCATTGGGCCGACTGGTTCGCGCCCATCGAGACGCGGGGCCCGATGGTTGGCGTGTACGCCTACGCCATGCTCCGCAACGGCGGGCACAGCAAGGTGGTGGTGATGGGAGCCGAGGAGGTTGCCAAGCACCGCGACGTTGCCCGCACCGATGCGATCTGGAAGAAGTGGCCCGAGGCCATGTGGAAGAAGACTGCGATCCACGAGCTCCGCAAGTGGGTCCCGGTGTCTGCGTCGTACCGCGCCGAGCACCTTCGGGCGTTGGCCGAGATGGAAGCCGTGACCCCCACCGCACCCACCGTCGTTCGCGTAGAGCAGGTCTACGCGGACACCACCACCGGCGAGATCGTCGGCACCGAGGAGGAGAACTGATATGGGCAACATTGGTGAGCCGCAGAAGGAGATCGAGTTCGAGCCGTTCCCGGCTACCGTGCCGGTGACGGAGCCCGCCGTGGCCCCGGCCCCGTCCGAGCCTGTGCCCGCGTGAGGTGCTAGGCATGTCGTACTCGGACGCTGACTGCACCAGCAGCAACTTTGTGTTCGGGTCCGCCCTGGGGTTGAGGGTTTTCGCCCTCGACTCCAGGGGGATCCTGCGGGGGGTCACGTACCCCCAGGCATGGCGCCCCGGCGAGAACATCGCCAAGTGCCTCTCGGCTCGCACCAACGGCACTCCGTGGGACACCAACGATCGGTACTTCTACGAGGTAGCGGGCATCGGGATCAACGAGACGTTCGACTCGGAGCCCACCCTGATGACGGGGTACTCGTCTACCGGGTGCGGCGACGGCAACCTCAACTCGATGGTGCACCCGGACTGCACGTGCGGGTTCTACGCCTACCACAACCAGCGCTCGGTGGGGTACGGCGTGCGGCACGGTGCGCGGGTGCTCGCCGTGGTGGAGGGCTACGGGAAGTTGGTGGTGGGCACCCTCGGGTACCGGGCGCAGAAGGCTCGGATTGTGGCCGTGGTGCCGCCCACCCCACACGAGGCCACCGACCGGCAGCGGCGGGTCAAGCGGGCTATCTCGGACATCGACGACGTGCTTGCAGAGGACAACGAGAAGGGCAACCTCACTCAGGGCACGGCGCTCCTTGCCGCGATGGGTGTGGCGTTCTCGGTGCTTGCTCCGCCGTTTGGTGGGGCGCTCCTTGTGGGGGCTGCGGTGAACCATCACGCCACCAAGACCACTCGGACGTACGCCCGCAACCAGCTCATGCTGCACCGGCAGCGGTTGGTGAAGGAGTACGACGCCCTGCCTACCGACTACGTGGAGACCATGGCTCTTTGCCGGGAGAACTACCCCGACATCGAGTACTACGCCACCGCGAATGAGATGCTGGGGGCACACAAGATCGTCTCGTTGGAGGCGCTTGCTAAGGACGAGGAAGACAACATCGAGCGGGGCGATCAGTGATCCATTGGGTGGTCGAGTGGGGTGCGGGCGTCGTTGGTGGGGCGGTGACGGCGCTGTGGTACCACAAGCGGAGCGGCATGGTTGGCGACCAGTACCTCACCGTCTGGTACGGGGGTTGCTGGCTGGTGATCCTGTACGCGGCGGGCTTCTGGCTCATGGGGTGGGTTGGTCTGCCGACGGTGACCGTGGGCCTCGCGGTGTGGACGGCGGTCCTTGACTGGCGTGCGCGGCGGTCGGTCAAGAAGCGGGAGCGAGGCGATGGGTAAGGCGTGCGACCAGTGCGCCAAGACGGTGCCGCACACCCTCGGGGGTGTGTGCTCCGACTGCTACATAGTGCTGCATGACTTGCGGGAGTTGCCGGGCCCGTGGGTAGCCGATGCGTTGTGCGCGCAGGTGGACGGCGACCTGTGGTACCCGGAGCGTGGCGGTAAGGGCACCCGCGATGCGAAGAAGGTCTGCGCGGTGTGCCCGGTGCGGCTGTTGTGTCTCGAGCACGCGCTCCGCACCGAGGAACCGTGGGGCATCTGGGGTGGCCTGACCGAGCAAGAGCGTAAGAGACTACGAGAGGTTTAGGCGTGACCGACGTTATGGACGAGGGGCTCTTCAAGATGAAGACTGCCCCGCCCGTCACCTTGTACGACAAGTTCGTGATCCCGCCGTTCAGCATCCTCGATCGGCGTAGCGGCCAGTGGCAAGAGCGGAAGCACAAGTGGCTGCGGCTGGGTATCCAGTCCGAGATTGGCCGCACAGAGGAGATGGGGTTCCTTGCGGCGGCGATGAACGGTAGGGGTGGTGCGCTCGAGGAGCGCATCCAGGCGTGTGGTGGTGCGGTGTCGATCTTCGACCCGGTGCTGTGCGAGTTGCCCTACCGGTGGTTCTCGCCGCGCGAGGGGCTCATCTTGGACCCGTTTGCCGGTGGCTCGGTGCGGGGTGTGGTGGCCGGGGTGTTGGAGCGGCACTACCTGGGTATTGACCTACGGCCTGAGCAAGTGGAGGCCAACCGCGCACAGGGGCACCTCACCGGCAACGGGTACACGCCGGAGTGGGTGTGCGGTCCGTCGCAGGACGTGATCCCGACCCTGGATGTGGAGGCCGACTTCATCTTCACGTGCCCGCCGTACGCCGACCTCGAGGTTTACTCCGACCACCCCGACGACCTGAGCAACATGCCCCCCGACGACTTCACGAAGGTCTACTACGAGATCATCCGGCTCGCGTGTGACCGTTTGAAGGACAACCGGTTCGCGGCGTGGGTAATCTCCGATGTGCGCGACAAGAAGGGGCTCTATCGGGGCCTGGTTCTCAACACCATCGATGCGTTCGCGGCTAGCGGCCTGGCGCTCTACAACGACATCGTCACGTTGGACCCGGTGGGGTCGGGGGCGATGCTGGCGGGCCGCCAGTTCGAGGCGGGCCGCAAGGTGCGGCGGATGCACCAGCACATGCTGGTGTTCGTGAAGGGCGACCCGAAGAAGGCGTCCCAGGCGTGCGGGGACCTCTACTGATGAGCAACATGCGCGACTGGACGGAAGTGGAGAAGCGGGCCGCCGAGTTGTGGTGCCGGGCGACGTGGTGCACCAACCACGCGCGAGCCATCCGGTGGGAGGTTGCCAACGAGTGCCGCAAGCGGTACGAGAAGGGCGACCGGGAGCCCACGGTGACGCGGGGGTACCAGGACTACAACTGCCTGAGCGACCTGGCGCGTGGCCGCA